AACTAGAAGCACTCACAAAAGAAATTGAATCGCTAAAGGCGAATCTTCCGCAGTATGAACGCTGGCAACTAGAGACAGCGGGCGCGGAAAAATTCAACCTCCCCGACCCGTCGGTATATGGGAATCAGGCCGACCTATACAGAAAACTGTCATGGGTGATGCTGGCCGTTGACCTTGTGGCCTCCGCTGGTGCGCTTACCCCGTTTGATGTGCTTCGGGTAATCTCTGAGAAAGAGCCGAAAGACATCCCCAACCACGAATTCGAGTTGTTGTTATCAAGACCTAATGACATGGATTCGCGATATGAATTCCTGTATGCCACTATCGCCTTTTTTAAGCTTACAGGAAACGCTTACTGGTGGCTGAATAAAAAAGACGAATACAGCAAGCCCGATGAGATGTGGTTTATCCCTTCGCAAATGATAACCCCTGTCCCTGATGAAAAGATGTACCTAAAAGGGTACATCTATTATCCAGGAAACGGGCGGGAAATCTTTTTAGAGCCGCATGAGGTTGTACACTTCAAGAGATTCAATCCGTTTTCAAGGTTTATCGGACTATCAGCTATTGAGTCAATTGCTTTAGTCGCTCAGGGTGATTTGGGTATGCAGGATTGGAATACGAGATTATTCAGGGAAAACAACGCCCGCCTCCCTGGTATTCTGACATTTGAACAAATGGTAGCCGATCCGACATGGAACAAGATAAAAGAGGACACCCGCGAGGCTTCAAAGTCTAGGGAGCTTCTTATGCTTCGGGGTGTAGGTCAAGGCGGTGTACAGTGGTTGCAAAATTCTGTATCTCAGCGTGAGATGGAGTTTCTCGCAGGACGTAGGGCGAACAAGGAAGAAATAATGACAGCGATTGCAAAGGGTAGTTATACGATGCTGTCAGAGAATGCCACGCAAGCCAATTCAGTTGTTGGCCGTGCCTCGTTCAATGAGTTGGAAGTCTACCCGACCCATGTAATGATGGCCGAGAAGATAACCAACTCAATCCTCCCCCTATACGGAGGCCGTCAACTTATCGGCAGGTTTGAAGATATTAGAGTCACCGATAAAGATTTAGAGATGCGAGAACAAGAAGCCTTTGAGCGTACCCACACGGTAAAGGAAGTCCGAGAGGAGTACTACGGCGATGACCCGTTAGGCGATGAGCGCGACGATTTGTTACCCTCGCAGATTACACAGACAAGCGGACAACCCGAACCGCCCACGCCTCCCGTTGTGAATAATGTGACGCCTAATAAACCAATGCAGGAATTACCACAGACTGAGCCGAACAACAACGACGCACAAGAGCCAGTAAAAGCAGACTTAGCCCGCTGGCAACGTAAGGCATTGAAGAAAATCGGGCAGTTTGTTCCGTTTGAAAGCGATGTAATCCCGCAGCATTTACGGGAGCAGATCGAATCCGCTTTACCTGCTTGTAAAACCGAGGGCGATGTCCGCAGGGTATTTTCCACAAAAAATAAAAGCGACATCCTAGTATTGGCCGAAGCAATAAATAAGGCGGTACAGAGTGAGACTAAATAGCTTAGTGATTCAGGCGGTAAAGCTAGTCCCTGACGTTCTGCCTTATCTTACAGACAGGGCTAGGTTTATTTACTTTGGTGCGATGCGGGCGGATGCCTACAAGTCCTATGAAGATATGCTGTCAAAGATTCAGGTACTTGTACAGGACACCTACAAAGGCAAGGTTAGCACAGGTGGATTCACTGACCGCATGGCTTCTATTATCGGCGGGCAGTTACGGAACGCCTATAATACAGCATGGATAAATGAGGGGATGGACGATGATAATACATCCGCCGCCCTGCCTGATTATCTCGAAGAATCGCTGGTTGATATGATAGCCGAGCAGACCAATACAAGCTGGTCTTATCAATTCTTTACCGACATCATGGCCGCCCGAACAAACGGCGACCCAATAGAACCGTTATTCTCACGCGCTGAGTTATGGGCGGGCCAGTGGAATACAGCTTACGAAAACGCAACGAGCCTGATAACCCTGAACAACGGGGGCCGTGAGGAGTGGGTACTCGGAGCGACCGAGGAACATTGCCCCGAGTGCGCCGCTCTAAATGGGATTGTTGCGCTTGCGAGTGAGTGGAACGCGCTAAACGTTTACCCAAAGAATCCCCCTAATGATTACCTAACCTGTGGTGGTTGGCGGTGCGACTGTGAGCGCAGAGCAACAGACAAGAAGCGAAGCCGAAACGCTTACGCCAGAATCAAGAAGATTGTGGGCTGATAATGCAGATAAAATTCCCCATCCGTAATCTTGAAAAGGTAAAGAAGTACATTGCCTCTTTGCCCCGTGGCGTTACCTTTGTCGCTTTGAAGGCCATTAGTGATTGGCTGGTAGGTGACTCACAGAGCGGACTAAGACACCCCGAGCCGTATAAGTATGTTAGTCGCAAGTCTGCTTATGGGTTTTCATTCTTTACCGACAAACAAAGACGCTGGTTTTTCTGGGCGTTACACTCTGGTAAAATCAATCCTGGACAGAATAACCGTACAGGAAAATCTACCGAGGCATGGACATACACCCCGCAGGAGAAGGGTAAAAATTATTCATTCCGCCTAGTGAATGACACGGCGGGCGGATACTGGACGCGCCACGACAAGCGACAGGCGCGGCAATTGGGTAAGGTGGGTTGGTGGACGGTTACTAAAGTTGTAGCGAAGAATCTCCCCGCCGCAATACGAGCAGGGCGGGCGGCGGTAAAGAAGTATCTAGACAAGAAAGGATAAAAACTATGGACACAATTTACGGATTTCCTGTTGCTAAAATTTCAGGCTTCCCCTATGGTGAATGGACAGCCGAACCCCCAAAAGATGAGGGGTATTATTGGTATTATTCATCTTTCAGTCAAGAGCCGCGCATTATAAAATTATACAGTATTGGGAACGGTGAATTTCTTGACGAGAATTATCTTTTGTTTGTTAGAGACGATACAAGCAGGTTTCTTGGCCCTTTGCCAGTACCAGAAACACAGAAAGGATAACCGATGTTCAAAGAACTATACACAATGATTGACGAGTTGCACACTATAACTAACTCCGCACAATTTACATCCATGCGGTATCGCCACGCAATGAATAAAATTAGCGACGCATATGAGGCCATGTCTGAGAAGATTGAAAAGGCTTTACTTCCTGCAATTATGAGTTTACACGGGAGCTTTTTACCCCCGCAAGAGCTATTAGACGCAGGTGGCGGGCCAACGTCAAAGAGGTTTACAGAGTTGTACATAAAAATGATGGAAAAGTAGGCTTGCAAGAAAACCGAATCCGTGATAAAAGAAAGCACAAATTAGTTTACTGCCAGATAGCCACAGGCGCGGGTAACGCGATAAGGCGAAAGGGCATGTAAGCAAAGCGCAGACAGGCCAATAGGCGGCGCGTTGATTCTCGAAAGAGAGTTGACGCGCCGCTTTTCGTTTATGGAGATTTATGACAGAAGCAATCAAAGCCGTTGGAGATTGGGAATTAGAAATAAAAGTCCTGCCGTTTACCAAAGACTCAGACGGTCAGTGGTTTGACGAAAATACCGACATCATGCAGGGAGCATTTACAACCCCGCTGGTAATCTACCAACACGGGGTAAAACAAGGCGCGCAGGGATTGGAAGGTAAACCCGTAATTGTAGGGGATTCTGTACCTGGTTCTTTGGAAAAGCGCGGCGATGGTTGGTATATTCGGGTGATTTTGAACAAAGCACTAAAGCAGGCTAAGGACATTATGGAGGCGGCATGGAAGGGATTAGTAGCCGTATCGTCTGACTCCATCGCCCACTTAGCGCGGTTGGATGTAGGGGGAAAGTTGATACCCTATGAAAAGAACAAGCCTGGACGCATTGCAGTCTGGCCGTTGGCGGGATTCTCGTTATGGGAAAAAGGGAATGGAAACTTTCAACCCGCCAATCACTCAGCGATTGCACTCCCAGCTATGAAAGCAATTTACAGGGACGCGGGTCTACCCTTCCCTGTGATAACACCTGACGACGTTTTACCAGAGGCTAATTTAGCGGCGAAGCGGGCGAAGGTAAAAGTAATTAGAGAACAATCGAAAAAACTTATAAAATATTTCAAGGAGCAAAAATGAACAAGCAAGAAATGATTACCCGCGTCAAGGTTTTGGCGGGCCAGAACAATCTGGACGAAGACGAACAAAAGGAGTTGGAGGGTCTCAATTCCCAGCTTTCCGCAATCAAGGCAAAGGAAGATTCCGCAAAACTGTTATTGCAGGCAGAGGAAGATGCCAAAGCCGAGCAGGAAGCCGAAACTAACCGCAAGTTCAGGAAGCCGTCAAGAAAGAACGCGAACGCCTGGACGCTCAGGGTCGTCGTCTCCCGATGGGTGGTGAAGCCCCCTATCAGGCCAAGTATTCCGACACCTGGAAGTATGACAACCTCGACATTGCCGATTTGTCCGTAGCTGTTGAGATGGGTAAATCCCTAGGTGTGAAATTCGGCGGCGATGCGATGAAGGCTATGAGTCTCCGTGTGGCTGGCCTCGTTGATACTGATGAGAAGTCCCGCAAAGATAACGCCTACATCAAAGGCGCATTCAAGTCTCAGACCGTCACCAACATTGACCCGACCAAAGACGCCATTGAAGCCGCTGTGAAGGCCGCAACCGACCCCATGTATACTGGTGGTTCTGGTATTGGTTCGGATTGGGTGGGTACTGCTTACAGCTCCGCTATCTGGAATGTTATTCGCGCCGAAAATCGTGTCGCTGGAAACATCCCCTCCGACGTAATCCCCGACGGCTATTCAAGCAAGACTTGGCCGCTGGAATCTACTGATATGACTTGGTACAAAGTTGCCGAGGCCACTGCTTCGGACTCAACTTTGAAAGTACCTGCCGCAACCGTCACCGCTTCACAGGTTGCGACAGGCTCGAAGAACATCCCCGTCGCTAAAATCGGCGCACGCGGTATTTATACGGGCGAGTTGACCGAAGACTCATTGATTGGCTTCGCTCCACAGCTTCGCGCACAGCTCGAGGCTTCGGGTGCTGAGATTGTCGAATCCCTGTTCATTGATGGCGATGTTGAGACCAGCGCAAGCAAGAACATCAACGCCATTGACACCACCCCCGCCGCCACTGATTACTTCCTCGCCTTTGACGGCTTCCGTAAGTTGGCTCTTGTAACTAACACCGCTAACAGCCGCTCGGCTGGTGGCTCGCTAACCATCGAAGATTTCCTTGCTACCATGCAACTCATGGGAACTGCTGGTCTTGCTGGTACTGACCCGTCCAAACTGGCTTTCATCGTAGACGGTAACACCTACTATGCCGCCGCTAAGCTGGCCGAAGTCAAAACCAAAGACGTGAACTCTGCCGCGACTGTTGAAAACGGCTTCTTGAAGCTGGCTTGGGGTGTGAACATCCTCCCCTCTTGGCAGATGCACCGCGCAAGTGCCAAGCGCATGGCTAATAACGCTGGCAAGATTGACGCAGATACCGACTCTAACAACACCCTCGGCGCGCTCTTGTGCGTGCGTTGGGATCAGTGGAAGCAGGCTTACAAACGCCGCATGACGATGGAAACCACCCGCATTGCAAACGCGGACGCTTACGAGATTGTCGCTCTCGCCCGCTTGGGCCTCGCTTATCGCGATAATGAGGCCTCGGCGATCACCTATAACGTGGGTGTGTAATCACCCTTCCGATATGATAGCCTGACCCCCTGTTGTGTAACGTAGTTCACGCCAAACAACAGGGGCGAGGCAAAGGAAAACATAATTTTTACCCTTTTCCTGCGGGGTGTATGTCCATGCCTCGGTTGATTTTCCTGTACGGTTATTCTGTCCAGGGTTGATTTTACCAGAGTGTAACGCCCAGAAAAACCAGCGTCTTTGTTTGTCGGTAAAGAATGAAAAGCCATAAGCAGACTTGCGACTAACGTACTTGTACGGCTCAGGGTGTCTAAGTCCGCTCTGTGAGTCGCCTACCAGCCAATCACTAATAGCTTTCAACGCGACAAAGGTAACACCACGAGGTAAAGAGGCGATGTACTTCTTTACCTTTTCAAGGTTACGAATGGGGAATTTTATCTGCATTATCAGCCCACAATCTTCTTGATTCTGGCGTAGGCGTTTCGGCTTCGCTTCTTGTCTGTCGCTCTGCGCTCACAGTCGCACCGCCAGCCGCCACACGTAAGATAATCATTGGGGGGATTCTTTGGGTAAACGTTTAGCGCGTTCCACTCACTCGCAAGCGCGACAATCCCATTTAGTGCGGCGCACTCGGGACAATGTTCCTCGGTCGCTCCAAGTACCCATTCCTCACGGCCTCCATTGTTCAAGGTGATCAGGCTCGTTGCGTTTTCGTAGGCCGTATTCCACTGGCCCGCCCATAACTCAGCGCGTGAGAATAACGGCTCTATTGGGTCGCCGCTCGTTCGGGCGGCCATGATGTCGGTAAAGAATTGATAAGACCAACTTGTATTGGTCTGCTCGGCTATCATATCAACTAGAGACTCTTCGAGGTAATCAGGCAGGGCGGCGGATGTATTATCATCGTCCATGCCCTCATTTATCCATGCTGTATTATAGGCGTTCCGTAACTGGCCGCCGATAATAGAAGCCATGCGGTCAGTAAATCCACCTGTGCTAACCTTTCCCTTATAGGTATCCTGTACAAGTACCTGAATCTTTGACAGCATATCTTCATAGGACTTGTAAGCATCCGCCCGCATCGCACCAAAGTATATAAACCTAGCCCTATCCGTAAGATAAGGTAGAACGTCAGGGACTAGCTTTACTGCCTGAATTACTAAGCTATTTAGTCTCACTCTGTACCGCCTTATTGATTGCTTCGGCCAATACTAGGATTTCACTTTTATACTCTGGCTCGGGTGTAACAGTAACAGGATTCAGCCCTGCCCGCGCCTGTGCGAAAGTAATCACGCCGCCTTTTATATCCTTACACAATTCAGCGGGTAAATCTACCGCGTGCCACGTGACCATCTTCCCCGCCTTCGTTACCTTATCCTCCCACTTATCCAACTCTACCAACGCCTTGACCACTTCGGGCGGGATAGTCTCGACGGGTTGTACTTCGGGGGCGGGTGTCTTGTTGGCTTTCTTGTCCTCAACGCCTTTCTTGATAATCAATAGTTGCTCGTCACTAAACAAATAATCCAGCTTCTCGCTGGCGATCTGGAAAGCGGCATCAACTGACATATACTCGCTAAGTCCTTTCACCATGTCTAAAAACACTTGCGCCTGTGCGCCTTCGTCCTCTTGGAATATCTCTAGGCGTTCTGGTTCAAACTCAAGATGATAGCCCATGTTGTGAAGTATCTGTTCGTTCCAAGAGTATTGAACAGCCCTCGCGTCAGGGACTATCG